CGAAAACACTTGATTTTTGAACTTTTTTTCATTATTTTTTAAAATGATTCTTTAAAAAGCTCTTTTTTTTTAATTAGTCGAATCAAGTAGTAGTGTACCTCCAAATAAAAATACACTACATGTGGGGGGAGTTTTAGTTTAAGTTCTCCCCCCATGGTTAAAGAAATAGAAATCCAAATTGCTTGTAATTATTTATTAAACGAATTATCGAACTTTTATATATTCAGGCACTTTCATATAGCCAATGAGGGAAAACGATCAGTACAATATCAAGTTAAATTAAAAAAGATGGGATTTCGTGCTGGAGCACCTGATTTAGTTATTGAATACCCTAAAGGTAAAATAATATATATTGAACTAAAAAGAGAAAAGGGTGTTTTATCGAATAGTCAAAAATTATGGCAGTTGCAATCTAATGCTTTAAACACTCCTCATTTTATTATAAAAGGTAATATAAAAAAATGCTTAACAGAATTGGCAGAAATTATTGATAAATATGTCCCCAAACGAAATAAGAATTTTAGATAAAGTTATAATAGTGCCTAAAGACCCAATTCAAGCAGATAAATTTATTGGTATGTGGAGGAAAGCACAATACGAAGCTATAGCTGAATTTTATAATAAATTTTTAATTAATGATTTTCAAAATGTTGATTTTGATTTAAAAGTAGATGAAATGACAATTAAAAATTATAGGCGAATTAAAAATGGAGGTTAATTATGTTTATAGAAGAAAGTTCAAAACCTAAAGAAAAATTAAAAGCATGGTATTTATTTACCGAAGATTTTGTTGCTGGTACTCAACATTTAACAAACCAAGAAATTGGAACTTATATTAGATTGCTTTGTTGGAATTGGAATAAAAAATGTTCAGGTATACCAAATAACAAACAAACATATTATAGAATTGCAAATTGTATAACTACTGACGAGCAAGTTTCATGTGAAACAATTATTAAGGAATTTTTTTATTTAGTTAATAATCATTATCAAAATGAAAGGCAATTAGAAGAATGGTTATATATAACTAAAAGAATTGAAGCTTCTAAAATAAATGGAAGATTAGGAGGTCGTCCAAAAAAACCTAGCGATAACCCCCCTACCCTAACCCTAACCTCTACCAATAATAAAAATATATATAATGATTCTTTCAATAGAGTATGGGATAAGATTAACCTCAAAAGAGGAAGCAAACATAGAGCAAACGAGGAATTTAAAAAAGCAATTAAATTAACTACCGAAGATGTTATTGTTAAAACTTATAATGCCCTTATTTATAATACAGAAGATAAAAAATTTGTACCTCATTTTAATAAATGGTTAAAAGATAAAAGATGGGAAGAAGTTATAGAAAGAAAAGAAAAGTTTCATATATCAACCGATCCTTTTGAAGGTAGAATAAAAATGTTTGTAGACGCAATTAAAGATGGTAAAGTCACTAAATTTATTAAAAGTTTTGCTATACAAAATAAACCAGATATTGATAAAGGCATAAGATTAGGATATTTAACTAAAGAAGAAGCAATAAAAGAGTTAGGTATGGAAAATGAGTATAAAAGATAAAGAAAAAGCAAAAGAAGATTTAATAGGAAATTTATATACTATTGAACAACAAGATGGTAAATATAGTGCATTAATGCAGATTTCAGGATTTATTACCGAAGAATCAGCACAAATATATATGTCAAACCATTTAAAAAATGCTAATCAACATATTTTTATGGTGGAAAGCCCACCTACGATTCATTAATGCAATTAGAAAAATTAGAAACTATCAAATTAGAAAATATCGTTCCTTACGCACGAAACCCAAGAAAAAACCAAGACATAGACAAAGTCGCTAGTTCGATAAAAGAATATGGTTTTCAACAACCATTAGTATTAGATAAAGAAAATATAATAATAGTAGGGCATACAAGATACCTTGCGGCAAAAAAATTAGGTATGACAGAAGTTCCTTGTATTATAGCTGATAAATTAAGTCCGCAACAAGTAAAAGCATATAGAATAGCTGATAATAGAGTTGCCGAAGAATCAAAATGGGATAATGAACTTTTAAATCTTGAATTACTTGATTTGCAAAAAGATAATATAAATCTTGATACTTTAGGATTTGAACAAGATGAATTAGAAAAAATTTTTAATCAAAATGATCCCTTATTTGTCGCACCAGAACAAACAGGAATAGAAACAGATACAGAAAATGTAGAAGATTTTATTCCCTCGCAAGTTAGAATGGTGCAATTATTCCTTAATTCCGAATCAGAGCCAAAATTTAAAGAAATGGTAAATTCTTTACAAGATCGCTATAATACTAACAATTTAACAGATACTATATATAAAGCGATTGAAAATGAATTTAATTCAAAGTAAGCCATATTTAACTGACGAACAAATTAAAGAATTACATGGCAACTATCTTGATGAAAGTTATCTGAAATATCCTGTAATAAATAACGATACCATAGTTAAAGATGAAAATGGAAACATTGTATTAGTTTTTTTAAAAAATATTATACCAAGTAATATTTCCAAACAAGCATACGAAATTTTTAGACAAGCTGTTAGTGTATCTAATAACAGAGGTCAAGCAGCAGGTCCCTTACCAAAAAATTTAAAGATGGGAGATAAATTTGATGGCTTAACTATTGGAAAAGTTCAAGGCAATAGATTTTATCCTTTAAGAAAAGATGGCACCCTTTCTAATTCTCCTAAAGCAAGATCAGTACATAGCTCTATAATAGGTTATGCTGATAGGTATGCTCGTATTCCTTATTGTCGTACTACTGAATTTACTAGAAAATATTTTGATGATTATAAAAAAACATTGCCATATATTAAATTTATTGGAGAGCAATTTAAAAAGTATTTACCAGAAAGATATGAAGCGCAAAAAAAAGCATGGGATAATACACATATTGATTTTAAAATACCAGAAACACCATTTACCACTATTACTTTAAATAAAAATTTCAGAACTGCTTGTCATTATGACAAAGGAGATTTGGAAGAGGGATTTGGAAATTTAGCAGTTTTAGAGGGAGGAGAATATACAGGTGGCTATACTATATTGCCGAAATATGGTGTTGGAGTTGATTGTCGTAGTTGTGATTTAGCATTATTTGATGTTCACCAATTACATGGAAATACTGAAATTAAAAGAATTGGTAATGCTGAAAGAATATCTATTGTATGTTATTTTAGAAAAAAAATGACAGAATGCGGTAGCGCCGAAGAAGAATTAGAAAGAGTCAAAAATAAATGAAAATTTTAATACCCACATATTTTAGAGAATTAAAACAAAAATGTTGGAAATCATTACCAGAAGAAATTCAAAAAAGAACATATCTATGCACAAGATATGATAGAGTTGATTATTTAAAACTTTGCAACCCAAAAGCTAATGTAATTGATTTAGGGATAACCGATGGAATAGCAGACACTAGACAAAAATTGATTAATATTGCAGAAGATAAAAAAATTTTTATTGTAGATGATAATACAACTTTTTTATATCGTGATGAAAACCACAAATTACACCCCATGAAAACATCTTTTAAATTTTCTGAAATGCTAAATTCTATTGAACAAGAACTAGATAATTATGCTTGGGTAGGTATTAGTGATAGAGGTGGAAATAATAGAGTCAAAGAAGATAAAAAAGAAATCGTTCGTTCTTATTCTTGTTATGGAATCAATGCAAAAAAATTTAATGATAATAACATTACATTTGATGGTATGTACCAAAAAGATAAAGAAATTAAATTATTTGAAGATTTTTATGCTTTAATGAAAATGCTTTCCAAAGGAATGAAAAATCTAGTTATGTATAAATATGCTTTTAACCACCCTCATGGAAAAGAGGGAGGAAACAGTATTATGCGAACTTCTGCACTACACGAAAAATGTTTAAGAAAATTAGCAGATGAGTTTCCAGGGTATATAAAATTTGTAGTTAAACAAAAACCTTCTTGGACTGCTTCAAAGTCAGATAATCATAGATTTGAAAGTGTTATACAATGGAAAAAATTATATGAATCCTCACTATGAATCACGAAAAAACTATAATAACTGATTTAGATGATACTTTAAGTTTTACTCACAATAGAGATTGGGAAAACGCAAAACCCAATATTGATTTAATCAACAAGTTAAATTTTTTTTTTAAAATTGGATATAAAATAATTATTGTTACTGCAAGAGGACAAATTAGTTGTGATGGAGATTCAATTAAAGCTGATAAAAAATATAGAACACAGATAGAAAGATGGCTAAAAAAAAATAATGTATTATACCACGAACTATCTTTTCAAAAAAAATTAGCGATTTATTACATAGACGACAAATCAATTCGTCCAGATGAATTTATACAAATAGAACACGAAGAATTAAAAGGCATGAGTGGAGCGTATATCTGCAGGCAAAATAATTATGTCTATAAAACTCATAATAATTCAAAATTTGTAGTACAATGGTACGAGAACGCAAAAAAATATGTATTAATACCAAAAATTTATAGAATTATTGGCAATACTATTACGATGGAATATATAAAATCAACAGAATCTGTTTGTTTGTCAAAATTAATTAATGAGCTTTTAAAATTTAAAAAAGTAAAAACTAATAAAAATGATTTTGCTTCTTATATAGATAGAATAGATAAACATTTGATAGAGAATAATTTAGAAAGAAAATATTTGGATTTATTAAAAAAATATACAAATTATTACAATGAGAATAAATCATTTTGTCATGGAGATGCTGGTATTGACAATTTTATAAGTAATAAACAAAATATATATTTTATAGACCCCATTTATGAAAAAGATTTATATTCAAGCTGGTTGTTAGACATTTCAAAACTTTTAAAATCTTTGAAAAGATTTAATAGATTAAACGATTATAAATTTGTACTTTCAAAATTTAATACTATAGAAATTTTAATTCTTGAATTAACTTGGTGGATTAGATTTTATAAGTACACTAATGATAAAAAAAATTGTTTAATAGAAATAGAAAAATTATATAATGCTATCACAAATAGACATACTTAAAAAACAAGGAAAAAAAATTGGCTATACTTGTAGTGCTTTTGATTTGTGCCATGCTGGTCATATAGCAATGTTATCAGAAGCCAAAGCTAATTGTGATTTTTTAATAGTCGGATTATTAATTGATCCTACTGTGGACAGACCCACAAAAAATAAACCAATACAATCAGTTTTTGAAAGATGGTTGCAAATACAAGGTTTAGAATATGTTGATATGGTTATCCCTTTTGAAACAGAACAAGATATTATTGATCAATTATTAGTTATACAACCACATATTCGTTTTTGTGGGGAGGAATACAAAGGAAAAAAACATACAGGTTCAGATTTACCAAACATTCAAATACATTATAATAAAAGAAAACATTCTTTTAGTACCACAGAATTAAGAAGCAGAATAAAAACATTTAAATAAAAAATATGCTAATAATAATTTGAATATCTAAAGAAAAAGTGTAAAAAGTCAAAATACCCAATACTCAGGGGGAAGAGGATAAAATGGAAGAAAAGAAAAAAGTCGGCAGACCGAAGAAAAAACTGCCATATTCGTTGCAAGATATAGAAAAATTAGCCACAATGCAGTGTACTAGATTAGAAATAGCAAATTTCTGTGGTTGTTCTGAAAGCACTTTGAAGAGGAATTTTGACCTCCCTATAAAAAAGGGCTGGGACAAGGGCAAAAGGTCTTTAAGAAGAGCGATGTTTGACAAAGCTATGAGGGGAAATACAACTATGTTAATATGGCTATCTAAAAATTATCTTGGTATGAAAGATAAGATGGAAACATCTGAGGAAAAAGAACCTTTGCCATGGACTACTGATATTGAATAATGCCATTAACTAAATCACAGGCACAAGTTATAAATAGTCGTGCAAGATTTAGAATATTAATAAGTGGCAGAAGATTTGGGAAAACCTTTTTAGCCATTAATGAATTAGCACGATTTGCTCGTTTTCCTAATAAAAAAGTTTGGTATGTTGCTCCTAGTTATAGACAAGCAAAACAAATTGTTTGGAAAGATTTAATATATAGATTGAGGTATCATAATTGGATTAATGATGTAAATAATAGTGATTTGTCTGTAATATTGCGTAATAATTCGATAATTTCATTAAGAGGTGCGGATAATGAGTCATCTTTGCGTGGCGTAGGCTTAGATTTCTTGGTTATGGACGAATTTGCTGACATTAATCCTGTTGCTTGGAATGAAGTTTTAAGACCGACTTTATCTGACACACAAGGTCATGCTTTATTTTGTGGAACTCCTCGTGGCTTTGGAAATTGGGCATACGATTTATATGTCAAAGGTCAAAGCGATAAAGAATGGGAAAGTTTTAAATATACTACATTAGATGGAGAGCAAGTTCCATCTAAAGAAATAGAACAAGCCAAAGAAGATTTAGATGAAAGAACTTTTCAGCAAGAATATATGGCTTCTTTTGTTAATTATGCTGGAATGATTTATTATAATTTTGATAGAAAAAAGAATATAATAGAAAATTATTCTAATCCCTATAAAACAATTCATATTGGTTTAGATTTTAATGTTGATCCAATGTGCGCTGTTGTTTCTATTATAGAAAATGATAGAATATATGTTATAGATGAGATACAAATATGGTCTAGTAATACAAATGAAATGGTTGAAGAAATTAAATTAAGATATAAAAATAAAGTTATTATTTATCCTGATCCAAGTGCAAGACAACGAAAAACTTCTGCTGGAGGTTTGACTGATTTAGCAATATTAAAAAATGCTGGATATGAGGTAAGATGTAGAAATTCTGCACCATTAGTTAGAGATAGAATAAATGCAGTAAATGCTAAATTAAAAAATGCTAAAGGAATTAATAGTCTATATATTGTTAATTCTTGCAAAAATGTTATTAAAAGCATAGAAAGACAAATATACAAAGAGGGAACACATATTCCTGATAAAGATAGTGGCTTTGATCACTTTAACGATGCATTGGGCTACATGATAGAATATAACTTTCCTCTTCGTAGAGATTTTAAACCGAGTAAGGCTCGTAGGTGGAGTTAGATGGCAGAATACGATAGAAAATTTTTAACAACAAAACATGATCTATGGCATAAGAACATAGATAATTGGGAATTTTATATTCGTAGTTATTTAGGTGGCAACGATTATAAAAATGGTTTTTATCTTCATAGATATATTTTAGAAACAGGAGAACAATATAACCAAAGAATTAAACACACACCTTTAGATAATCATTGTAAAAATGTAGTTCAAATTTATACAAGTTTTTTATGGAGAGTTCCACCTACTAGAGATTTTGGAATGTTAGATGGTGATCCGCAATTAGAATCTTTTATTCAAGATGCTGATTTAGATGGTAGAGAATTTGATAGTGTAATGCGTGATGTTCAAATGAACGCAAGTATATATGGAAATTGTTGGGTAATTATTGATAAGCCACAAACAAATACAAGAACTAGAGCAGAAGAATTGGCACAAGGTATCAGACCTTATATGTCAATCTATACACCTGAAAATATTATTAATTGGAATTATTCAAGAGCTCCAAATGGGAAATTTTATTTAGATTTATTAGTTGTTGTTGAAGATATAAATTCTGAAAGAGCAATCGTAAAAGTTTTTAGAGAAGATTTAATTTGTACTTATGAAGTAAAAGATTTTGAAACAGAATGGTCTTCAAAAGAAGCAAGAGTCATAGATGAATTACCTAATCCCATTGGAAAAATACCAGCAATAAATGTTTATAATTTAAAAGGGAATAAAAGACCGATTGGCATAAGTGATTTATCAGATGTTGCATATTTACAACAGTCAATTTATAATGATTATTCTGAAAAAGAACAATTAATTAGATTAGCAAACCACCCATCTTTAGTTAAAACTCCTAATGTAGAAGCAAGCGCTGGTGCTGGTGCAATTATAGAAATTCCAGAAGATATGGAGCCAAATTTAAAACCATACATAATACAACCAAGTGGACAAAATTTAGATGGTATTATGAAATGTATTCAAAACAAAGTTGATGCTATTGATAGAATAACACACATGGGTTCTGTTAGAGCAACAACAGGTCAAGTTGCTAGTGGTATTGCACTACAAACAGAATTTCAATTATTAAATGCTAGATTAAGTGAAAAGGCAGATTATTTAGAAAATGCAGAAGAACAAATTTGGTCTTTGTTTGCTTTATGGCAAGATAAAACTTGGGATGGTCAAATAGATTATCCTGATACTTTCGATATTAGAGATTGGGCAACTGATTTACAATTCTTACAACAAGCTAAAGCAAGTGGAATTAAATCAGAAACATTTAATAAACAATTAGATAAACAAATTGCAGAAGCTGTCATTGAAGATAACGAAACAATTAAAACTATTAATGAAGAAATAGATTCAAGCAGAACTACTAGAGGACAATTTAATACAACTGAAATTGAAGGACAAATACCAGATGCAAATGAACAATGAGCAAAATATTAGAGCAATTAGCAGATCAACATGAACAAAGATTAATTAATACCTTATATCGTTTAGAAGATGATATTATAAAAGAAATTACTAGAGCCACCAAAGGTGAATTAGTATCAACAAGAATAGCAATACAATTACAACCTAAATTAAGATCAGTTATTGAAAATACTTTTTTAGATGAAGTAGATTTAATTATTAATGATGAATATAATAAAGTTGCTAATGAAGTATTAAAAACATTTGGCAATTTGCCTATACCTGATAAATTTAAAAATTTAACTGCGGTTGATTTAGAAACAATTAATTCTTTAAAATATCAAACATTTTCTGGTTTTGAAGATATTGCTGAAAGGTTTTTAAAAGAAATAAATGATGAAATATATCAAAGTACAATAGCTGGTAGACCATTTGATGATATGGTTAGAAATATCAAAGGTCATATTAATGGTGTTTATCAAAGTTCAAATATTAATGAAATTAATAAATTAGTTGATTATGTAAATGAAAATAAATTTAATCCAAAAATGAAATTAAAAGTAGAAGAAGCAGTAAGAAAATTACACACTCAATATGCGGCAGATCGTGCTGGTGAAAATATGCGAAAATATGCTGGTCAAATAGCACACGATTCAGTTATGCAATTTCATGGGCAATTTACTATTAAAAAAGCTAAAGATAGTGGATTGACACATTTTTCCTATACTGGAACTTTAGTAAGGGACTCTAGACAATTCTGTCAAGATATGGTAGGAAAAACACTAACCGAAAAAGAAATTCGGGATATTTGGAATGGTAGGTCTTGGGCAGGCAAAAGTTCTGGAGACCCTTTTATTGTTAGAGGGGGATATAGATGCCGACATACTTGGATTCCGAGTGATCCGAATTGGAACATTTAAAAGGAGTCAAAATGGCAGAAGAAGAAACAAAATCAGTTGAACAAGCTGAAACACCTAAAGTTGAAGAACAATCAAAAGAAGAAGTTCAAGAAACAAATGAACATACATTTACAGAAGCAGAAGTAAACAATATAGTCAAACAAAGATTAGCAAAAGATAGAGCATCAATTTATAAAAAATTAGATGTAGAAGATATAAATATTGCCATTGAAGCGGTGCAGAATCAAAAAAAAGCTGATGAACAACAAAAGATACAAAAAGGAGAATTTGAAAAAATCTTAAAAGAAAAACAAGATGAATCAAACACAAAGATTAATAATCTTCAAAAAGAATTAAGAATTATTAAAATAAACGACAAAATATTATCTAGTGCATCTAAAAATAAAGCAATAAACCCTGATCAAGTCGTTGAATTATTAAAAGGCAATATTAATTTAAATGATGAAGGACAGGTAGAAGTACTTGATAAAAATGGTACAACAAGATATAACAATAAAGGGGAACTCTTTACAACTGACGAGTATGTTCAAGAGTTTTTAACTCAAAACCCACACTTTGTTTCTGCTACTCCAAGCGGTAGTGGTTCGGTGTCAAATGAGGGTAGGAACGAGCTCAATACTCCTATAAAGTTGAGTGATTTAGATATGACTAATCCAGAAGATAGGAAGAAGTATGCTGAATTTAGAAAGCAAAGAGATTCTCAACCGACTGTGATTAATCTTAACAAATAATCGTTTAACCAAAAAGGAGAAAAAAAATGGCTAACGAAACAACATCGTCAACGATATCGGAACTATATACCGAGATTGTTGCAGAAGCATTATTTGTAGCAAGTGAAAAATCAGTAATGAGACCACTTGTACGAAATTATGCTATAAGCGGTGGTGGAAAGTCAGTTGAAGTTCCGATTTATTCTGCAGTAAGTGCTGCGGCAGTATCAGAAGCTTCTGATTTATCCAACACAGCAATCAATCCATCTTCTGTTACTATCACAGCATCAGAAATTGGAATAATGACTACTCTAACCGACCTAGCAAGAAATTCCGCACCAAGAAATGTTGCGGCAGATATTGGTAGATTGTTTGGAGAAGCAATCGCTAAAAAAATAGACACAGACTTAACTGCATTATTTGATGGTTTTTCATCAAGCATAGGTGGGGCTGGAACAGAATTAACTGTTGCACAAATCTTCCAAGCAGTAGCTACTTTAAAACAAAGTGGTGTGCCTGGACCATATTATGGTGTGTTTAATCCAAAGGTGATTTACAATGTTAAAAAATCTTTAACAAATACTTTCGTAAATCCTAATGGTGGCGATCTTCAAAATGAAGCGATGAGATCAGGATTCATAGGTCAAATCGCTGGAGTTCAAATATTTGAAACTTCAAATGTTGATGGAACAACTGACACCGATAATTGTAAAGGTGGTGTATTCGCAAGAGATTCATTAGGACTTGCTATGATGCAAGACTTAAAACTTGAAACTCAAAGGGATGCTTCATTAAGAGCAGACGAAATTGTCGCAACTGCGGTTTATGGTGTTTCAGAATTACACGATTCTTATGGCATTGAAATGCTAAATGAATCAGTAATCAACTAATAACCACTTTTCTATGGCGGGGAAACTCGCCATAGGATATAAGGAGATATTATGAGTTTAATAAGTTTAAAAAAAGGAAACAAAATCATTAAAAGAACTAAAAATGATTATGAAGCAAATAAAGATGTATGGGAAAAAAGAGGTTTTTCTTTAGTCAATAATGAAAAAAAAATTGAAAAAAAAGTAGAAAAGAAAACTGCAAAAATTATTCCATTAAAAAAAAAGAAAAGTAAAAAATAATGGCGGCTTCAACTCAATTTTCAGTAGGCAATAGTGATTTGCAAAAAATACAACCAGATATTCTGGGTTTTGGTATTACTGATTTTGAAGTTCAAATACAATTAGCTGAAAATGATGTTTTAAGAAGAATAAGAGAAGAATGGTGGGAAAGATATAGACATAATGTTAGATACAAAGACATAACTAAAACAACTGCAGTTGAAATGGTTGATACCAAATTGACTGATGCTCAATGGAAATATAGTGTGGTATATTTATCACTATGGAAATACATTTATCCTCAACTTACTAAATGGAGAGACCCTGACACAGGCGAGGGTAAAGATACATTTCAAGTACAAATAGATTTTTACAGGGACAGATACGAAGAAGAGTTCCAAGCTATATTGCGGGACGGGGTCGAATATGATGAGGACGGCGGGGGGACTGTATCTGATAGTGAGAAAGAGCCGATACACTCATTAAGATTAGTTAGATAATGGAAGTAACTGCAAAAGTTAACACAATAGAAGTAATTAAAGAATTTAAGAGAATTACTGGAAAACAAAAGTCGGTCATTGATAAATCTTTAAAAAGAGTTTCTAATATGGCTATAATGATGATTACAAGACGGACACAAGGGGGTAATCTGCCAGATGGTAGTAAAATGCGACCTTATGCAAAACGGACTGTCAGCAGTCGAAAAAAAAGGGGTAGGCAGACGGGGTTTGTAGATTTAACTGATACTGGAAAAATGTTTAGAAGTTTAGATTTTAGAACAAGAGGAATGAAAAGCACATTATTGTTTACAAATATGGAAAGAGCAAAAATAGCATCATATCACGACACATTTGGTGTAGGTCGCAAAAGAATTAAAAGACCTTTTTTTGCAATAGGTAATAAAGAAGAAGATAGAATTAAAAAAGATTTTAATAATTTTTATTTTAATGAAATGAAAATATGAGCAA